CATATGTTTGAACGCTTGAAGCATTATTTTACCGTTACCATAAGGATGACGCCGATAACACCAATACCAATTACCAAACACCCAATAATTGTACCAACCATGACAAGATCGTCCTGAACTTCCTTTTTGTGCTTTTCTTCTTCTGCGACTTGACGTGCAGCGTCTTTCCGCATTTCAATTACCTCGCGCTGAATAGCATCCCACGCTGGCCGACCATATTTGGCGACAAACATATTTTGCACTTCAAACTGCATCTCTTTGGCTTTTGCCTTGATCGAATACAGTTTAACCGCTTCGGCCTCAAACTCGGTTTGAGATTGAAACAGTTTCTTTTTACGCGGTTCAGAAGTCGCAGCAACAATGTGCCCCACATGCGTAAAGAGATCGCTGATTTTGTCAGCGGTCTCCATTACGTCGTGCCCCGCATCGACGGCGGACTTAATCGTATTGTAAAGTGCGGTCGCGCCGATGATGAGAGAGAACGGGTCCATTAACCACCTTACGACATAGCTTCCTGAGCAATAAGCGCTGCGCCGACAGCAATAGCAGTCCCCGACGGGTTCGTAATTGCGATGGTCAACATATCGGGCATATTACCTTGGACTGTGTTGTAGAGCGGGAAGAATGATGTCAAATCGTAAGTTTGCAAACCACCCGAAGGGAGCGGGGCGTTGTAAACCACTTCACCGCCAGACGTTGTTCCGGTAGCCGATACGTCACGTTCCACAAAGCTGTTTAACGAGCCAAGTGAATACATGGTGTTGAAGCTGAACTGCGTTCCGCTAACTGCAACAGGTAAATAGAAAGTTGAAGCCATCAATTCCAACGTGCAATTTGCAGCAGAGAAAATCTGCAATGTCTGCGGAAGGATTTGGCCGCGGTCAATTTCACCAAGGATGTAATTACCGCCGGAGGCAGGGGTAAACACCATTGGGGCTTCAGAATTGACGTTATCGACGACATACAGCGCAGTGGCTGTGTTGTACGAGATACGACCAATTCCACCTTGGCCTTGAGTGGCTACAATGGTGCCACCTACTGCGCCGGTCGTGATAGTGGACGCGGTATAGGTAAAAGTGTTTGCGCCAGTTACCGTGATCTGAAACGTGCCGTTAACTGACGTGTTTCCGGTCGCGCCGGAGATTGTCAAATAACGTCCCGAAGTTAGGTAATTAGGGTTAGGCGTTGTTGTGACCGTAGCGGTTGTGCCCGACACAGTGATGCTGGCAATAGCCATTGTTGCGCCGCGGGCTAACACGTACTTTCCTGCCCACTGGTTGACCGTCCAAGTGGCTGCCGATGCGGTTATCACTGTTCCAGCAAGGTAGAAAGGTTCTGCCGCAACAGTTTGGCTGTTGTTGACCATCCATGTCGAACCACTGCCGCTCAAAATCACTGTTCCGGGCGTTACGCCAACACCGGTAAGGGTCTGGCCGATGGTAACAGTTCCTGAAGTAACCGCACCAACCGTAAGCGTTGTGCCGGAAATTGAAGAACCGGTCAGCACAGCAACCGAAGAAGTTGGTGTTGTAGAGATTGCCGCACCGCCCGTTGGAAGCGTACCGTTGGCACCGCTATACGCGCTATCGACGCCGTATTCGAGCGTGCCCATTGCACGATAACGAACAGTGAGAAGAGGGTAACGGGTTGAGGTTGCGGGCACGTTACGGGTAGGCGCACTGGACGACATACCGTATCCGTAAGTAAAGCCGCGCTGCGTGTCGATTTTGCCTTCAGCAAGAACCGAAACACCCCAATGATACATGGAGTATGGAGCCGAACCGGTTGTGATTGGTGCAATGTTACGAAGTTCGTAACGCACAGGGATGTTACCAGTACGCGACCAAGGACCGACTTGGCTAGACTTGTTACCGATACCAATGGTGTGGAGCGGATAAGGCTCGCCGCCAACCACAACACCCCAACGCAAGAGACCGGCACCGTACCAAGCAAATTCAATGAAAATCATCTGGATTTGGTTCCAGTTGATAAGCGTTTTGATTTGGTACGGGTCAGACCAATTTTCATAGCTGATGCGGGTATCGACCGGAACACCGCCGACGTCAGAACGATAGACTAGCCCCATACCTGATGGGTTGGTCGTGGTTGGATCGCCTTGCTCAAAGAAGATGCCGTTGCCGTCATCGAAGAAGCCGACGCGCTGGCGCTGGTTGGCGTAAGGCGCCCCAAACAAGAAACCAGACGACATGTAGATTGTTTTGCCCGGCTGATACCGGATGTAAGGGCGGGTCTGACGGATGGCGCAGTCACCGGCAGCAGCCGTGACAGACATCTGGATACCACCTTGATTTGATACCGCGGTGATCGTTGCGCCGCCAATAGTATAAGCCTCCCAACGCATTGGCTGGGTGCCGTATTCAAAGTCAGCTTCAAAGAGGTTTTGGCTTTCAGAAACCTTTTCTTTACCAAGGTTATCGCGCAAACGCTGTGGCAGCGTTACCAGCAGCGAGGAGTCAAGCGCTGTTTGATTAAGGTTTGTGTTAGGCATCGGGTAGTACCTCGCTTTGAAAAGACTGTAGGGTTGACCTTATTGGAATTTTGTCAAGGTAGCTAGAACGGTGTAGGTCGCGCTACCGGTTTTCAAGATTGAGTAGGTGTACACATCAATCGAACTGGCATCTCCTGCCGACGGTGCAGTGCCACCTTGCCATTTTGGTGTGACACTTGTTCCATCAATTGTGAACGCTGAATTATAATAGGCGGTCGCGCCCTGAGTGACCATGAAAACAACCGTGACTGTGCAGCCAGTTGCCATGTAAGTGTTCAGCGTGGTGCTGGAATTTCCGCGAATGTTGAGCGTCCAGTTACCCGTTGCGGACGCCGTGTAATAAAGCACCGACTGGGTTATGACATCGAAATTGACGGTACCTGTGGCGGCGGTTGCCGAGGTCGTCGTTGTCTCTGCTATGTTGGGTAACGACAGCGAGGGTGACGAACTGCCGGTGAGCGTCAAGCTGTTAATCGTGCCGCTGGTTGTGGCCGACAGCACCGCAGTTGTCGTCGTGCCGGAAACCGTGGCGGTGGCAATCGTAGCTGTGCCGCCAACCGTCAAACCGTTTGTGACTGAAACGGTATTCGAGGTCAGTGTGGTGCCGTTAAACGTCAGGTTCGACGAAGCCGCTAAAAGGCCGCCGCTGTTGTATTGAACCTGAGTGTTTGAGCCCGCCGCGCCAGATGTAGCGCCAGAGGACACAAAGAGCGTCCAGTAAGTGCCGTTAGTGGGGATTTGGTTGACGTTGGCGGCAGTAGCCACATAAGAGGCGTTGTTATACGACACGATGTCGAGCGGCGCGTAGCTGGTGTACTGCGACCAACCCCCCGTGTTAAACAGGGACGAATTGACCATCGTATCAAGAATGTTGTTGAGGATCGGACCTGTGATAGCGCCGGTGCCGTTCAGATTGATCTGAGCGTTGATCTGGGAAAGCAATTGCTGACGGGTATCAACGGTCATGGGTCACGCCTTATTTGTCTGCTTTTTCGTCTAATTTATCAAAAATTCTCTCAACGATAGATTCAATACGTTTCATCGTTTCGGAGTAGTCCTCCCGACGAACGTAGTTCATCGGGAGATCAATCTCAATTTGATGCACATCTCTGCGCAATTCACTGACACTTTCATAAAGCTGGCGCGCAAACCACCCAATTGCTGCGAGAACGGCTCCGGCAGCTATATTGATGAGGTCTTGCGCGCCCAATATCATTATGCAGTTGCCTCTGTTGAGGCTTCAGCAGGGGTTTCAGTGGTGGCTTCAGGAGCAGGGGTTGCTCCGGTTGCGCCGACCGCTGGGGTGGCACCTAATTGGGCTACGGCGCTTGTCCGAATTTTAACGATCAGATCGTTAACTTCCTCGAAAGGCCGTTTTGCGAGAGCCAACAAGATCGCGTTGACTTCTTCGACAGTGTGTTCAATGGTAATCAATAAGCTCATTTTTTTCTCCTCAGGTAGCCCGATTGGGCAACGGGGACAGACTATTACTTTTTCTTCCGATCTTCAATCGTAATGGTGGACGATTTATGATCGATGCTCATAAATCCTTCGCACGCAATATTCCAATCGGGGTTGCCGTTGTCATCCAGTGATTTTTCATCGTAGCACGGGACGTGGATTTTGATGTGCTTGCACACATACTCTTGATCGTTTTCAAAGACGCGCCACGCGTGGTCAAGACTGCCGCGATCGGGGTTTCCGCGAGTTTTGTTGAACCGGATCAGGTATTTGTTTTTCATACGATGATCGCTCTCTTTTTTTCAATTTTGGGAGCGACAGTGGCGTGAACATCAAAATGAACCAAGACAAACGGATCTTCAGATTCATTGCGCGTGAAAGAATGGTGCAGCCAAGAATTAGAAAACACAAACATCCCGTCCTGCGGCTCAATGTTCATCAGGTTGCTGGCGTCAGTTAACGCACTCATGTCTTTTTCGGGAAACGCATAGCCAAACTCTTTAGCTGGGCGAGGGTCGTAGAAAATGGCGCGGCACGAGTTTTTAGGGGCTTGGATGAAATAGAACCCACTAATGACGTTGCCCGAGTGGACGTGACGGTCGTGCCCCGATCCGGTCCTATGTTCCTGCACCCACATGTCAGTGAAGTTCAGGTTGAACCCGCGCATGTTATACCCCTGATCGTCAAGAATAGCCGCACAGGTGTCAAGAATGAAGGCACCAAAGAAGGCTACTTCCTTCTCATTAAAAAAATTGTCCGTTTGGCAAACAGGGTAGATGTGATTTTCAGCTTGTTGCTGTTTTCTCAGCATAAGGTATTTGCCGCCCANTTCTTGCAGAGCGGGCAAAAAATCAGGCCGTTTGGCCGTGTATAGGTGCGTCTGAAACGCACTTATTGGTTCTATGGCAGTCATTCATCCCCCTACACCACCCAATTTCCATTTTGGTCTTTGGTTGGCAATTTCGGCCAATTTATAGCAGGAACATTAAAATCCGTGATCGTAAAAGCTTGTACGGCGGCTATGTGGGCTTGATAAACCTGTTTGTCGAAAGCATCCGTAGCAGCTTCCATCAAAGCAGTGGCTTTTGCGGTCCTGCTTTGAATAAATTCTGACACCATAGTTGAAAGTTCGGTTTGGCGTTCCAATAAATCGTCACCGGTTAGGTCGGCCGCAGACCATACATCCGTCCAAACATCATCTACTTTTTGATACGCTACGACAGGAAACTGAAGCAGGTTAAGCACCAATCCTGATTCGTTTAGTGCCACGCGAACAAACAGGGCATACTCGGGATTGTTTGTAGGCTCAATGCCCGCATCGCGCAAATTATCCGCGAAGTACGGATGATTCACACAGTTACCGTTTTCATCAATGCGAATATAAAGTTCCATTATGGGGTACCCGCACAAGTGGATGGGAACGACCGCCTACATCCCGGCCACATAATACGAACGGCTCCGCCGCCGCCCGCACCCGAAATAATAGGTGTGTTTTGGCAACTGTTTCCGCCGCCACCGCCGCCATAGGAACCGCCGACATTAGGAACCGTGTTGCTTGTAGAAGCCCCTCCGGTTCCGCCTCCCGAACCGCCGCCGCCTCCAGCGTTGTTACCAACTGTGCCGTTAGCCCCCTGACCTAGAATACCTACGCCGCCGCCACCCGGGCCACTTGCATTACCTTGGCAAGTTGACCAATAAGCACCTCCGCCGCCGCCTCCGGCACCCGCTGTCGCAA